TCAGTTATTGCCGACGATCCAACTTTGTCTGCCGTCACAGCACCGGTTCCAATTTTACTTTCGGTAACCGCCCCACTTGCGATTTTAATTTCAGTAACTGCCCCGGTTCCAATTTTAATCGCGGTTACAGCGCCAGTTGCCAATTGTGCTTCGGTAATTGCGCCAGCAGCATGCGCGGCTGCAATCGCTGCTTCTAATTCAGCTTGAGTTACTTCGCCAACAGGACCTTGGGGGCCTTCTGGTCCGATAACACTTCCAGCATTAATCGTAGTGTTATCATGTTTTGTTAAAATTAAATCGCCATTTACATCAACGGTTCCGCTAACAATTGAAGCGGCTTCAATTGCCGCCATTCTTGACGCTGTAAAAACTGTTACTGTTGCCATCAGAGATCCTCCTCATTTTTATTTGAACTACTAATGGTATAAGTTGTTCCGTTTAAATACACAATATCGTCGGATTCAATTGTGTATTCAGTTTCTGAAATTTCATTTATGATTCCGTCTCTAGCTGAAATAGCCGACCAAGTTCCATCTCCATTGTCAACGATTATTAATCTATCCCACTTTCTAATAAATGTGGTTAAAGATTTCATTGACGGTAGCGATGGTTCTCTTTCATCATCTCCATATAAAATATCTTCGATATCTAATAATAACCAAGGGTCTATTTTTCTACTGTCAATTATTAAATGCGAAGATGGCCTATGACCTTCTATAATTTCTGGAATACTAGTAACATCCCAAGAAAATTCATCTGGAATGGAATTTAAAGATAAAGTTTTTCGCACTTTATCTGCGGGTGTAGCAGTTAAGTTATAAAGTATATGAATTTTATAACCACTACTAAAATTGTTATCGTCTTCGCCAATTAAAGTTCTATAGCAAAGGTGAAATCTTTTTAGTGGTTGATCGGTTAAATATAAACCATCTTGATCCTCCACAATACCCTCACATACTAAAAATTCATCTGGATACGTAAATGCAGATATACTTCCTGAATAATCGCCTAAAGTAACTAGGTCGTTAAACTTTGTGGCGTTAAAGTATAGAGGTTCTACTTTAGTGTCATTTTTCTCGGACACACTAATTAAACCGTTCCACGGAACACCATTATTGTCTTCGACGTAGAGAACGGCGCGATCTAGTCCAGCTTCATAAAATTTTGAACCGGTTTCATGCCAAACAATAGCTGTCATAGTATGTCCTTTCTTTTATCCGCGTGTTTGTAAGTCCGCTTTTCTTTTTGCATTTAATTCGCGATTTCGCATCGCAATCTCGTTTTTAGACATTTTTTTAGGGGTAGAATTTTTCAAGTTACAAATTCTAATTAATGCAAAAAGTCTATTTAAATGCCAAGTTTCGCATTCAAACGGTATATTAAAAGTAACCATCCAATAATAAATTAACTCTGATGTTATAACTTCTGCTTTACCGCGTTTTTCTGGCATAACACCAAAAGTTGTTGCTGATCTTTTAGCATCTATGTACTCATTTATTTCTTGAATGTTTTGGTTTGATAGTCTAAGTAAAGTTTCATTAGAACATTCGTCAATTATCATAGCTTTTATATAGCCATAAATTTCTTCTGGGGTTTTTTTATCATTATTCAAAAAAGGTTTTTCAAATTCTGACTCCCATTTTGACAGTGAGACCAGAGAATGCTCAAGTTTTAAAACAACGTCGTCTTGCGATTCAAACTCTTCAGTTGATTCGTTAAAGAATTCGTCGCCTTTGATAATTATTGTAAGCATTCTCTGGTCTCCTATCTTAAATTAATCAGTCGTAAATGTACAACCAGTCGTCATCAACGCCAGCCGGGAAGTAGTATCCAGTATTGGGCTGGGCAGTGATAATGGTGTTCTCGGTGATGACATAAGCACCAGCCTCAAGCGCGGTCATACCGTCATAGTAGGTAACACCGGTCACCGAAGGAATGGTGATGGTGTTGGTACCATTAAAGGACGGCGTTGCCGGAGTAACGCTGACAGCGTCTCCAGAGAACAGTGCTAACACGGCATCCGGTAAGGGAAGGCTGGGGTTGGTGCCAGCGGTACCGTATAAGAAGTTCTCCAGGGTAACCAAAGAAGACGGATCCACTTTGGTCGAGTCCACGGTCAGAATCGAAGTCGGCTTATAGCCAGTGACCGAAACCGGAGTGGTTGCAATCTCCCAGCTGAACGTAATCGCCTCAGGCGAATCATTAACCGTGTTGTAAGCCTTCTCCGAGGGGCTTGCCTGACATCCGTAGATGAGGTGCAGCTTGTAGCCAAGATCATCGCCGTCAATGTCATTACCCAAACGAGTGCGGTACGAAAGACCGAAACGCTTGCGCGACTGCTGTCCGACAGTAACACCGCTGTAAGGCGTTGCTAATCCATCAAACTGAGCAAACTCGTCGGGGTACGTGTAAGCCTCAAGGGTTGCACCGAACTCTTCAGCCGAGTACATGTTGAGGTACTTAATGTTGTCGGCGTACATAGCGTTAGGCTCTGCTCCGGTCGGAGACTCAGTAACGCTAGTCAGTCCGTTCCAAGCAACGCCATTGGTGTAAGCGCCCGCCGTGTTGGGTAAGTAAAGGACCCCTTTGTCGACGCCAGTTTCAAAGAAACGCTCGCCTGACTGGTCCCAATATAAAGTTGCCATAATTGGTCTCCTTTTAGAAATATAGTTTGTAAACGTCGTGATTTAAATTATCAGCTGTATAAAACCGATCAAATATGCACATAGGAAGTGCGCCAATTGCTGCCGGAATTTCGCTATCAGGATTTCTATCAATAACAGTTATCTGATATCTTGTACTCAGCATGTATGGTTTATCATCTGCGTGTAATGTTACACCGTTATCCCTTTTATAAACAATACAGGGATACTGTAACTGAATTGATGCGGGTGGTTGAAAATATACATTATTAGAGCCCAAAATATTAACTAATATTGCGTGCAGTTCAAGTCGTGGGGCCATTATATACACTTCCTAAAGATAAGATTAGGCGGGGGCTTTGGACTTCTACGTTTGTAACAGTCCATAAAACCCCCGCCCATCTTACATATTTAATCTTAAAGAAATGCTCGATGGCATGCTGATCCGCAATAATACTTATAGAGTTGCCAACAGAAATATCATTATTTAAGTACTCTGCTTTTTCAAACTTTGCAGTATTCTTAACAACATCTCCAAAATACGAAATTTCAGTTATGGTGTCTTTCCAAATACCTGAGTTTGCAGGGTCTTCAATTGTATTTCCATAGCCAACTTCTCCATAGAATTTAGCCATCGGTTTTTCCTTTAAAATCAGTCAGCGGGGCTGAAAGTCCAGCTGTCGTCCTCGCTGGTTGCGAAGTAGTAGCCCGACGTCGGCTCAGCGTAAATGGTGGTCGTTGCCGTGATGACAACGGTACCAGTCACAACCACACCGTTCTTCAGGTAGCGAACACCAGTCTGAGTCGGAATGGTGATCTCATCGACGCCATCGAACGAAGGAGCCTGAGGAGCAACCAGAACGGCGTTAGAAGCAACCTTCTTAACAACCAAAGCAGACTTCATCTTAACGAGGGCTCCGCAAAGACGGGTCTCGATGAGGTACTTGTGCTGGTTGTAGTCAATGTCGAAGTCGTCAAACATCGAGATTGCGCCACCCTTGTCGGCACCGAGAACGTAGTCCTGCGGGTTCACGATGATGGCGACCAGATCGGCCTCCTCCTCCATGACCTCAACCGGAACAATCTCAGCAACGCGAAGCTCAGCAGCAAGCTCCGACAAATCCTTGTAGATTCGACGGCCAAGGGTATCCTTCAACAGGAGGAACTGGGCGATGTAGGTCTCAGTGGTGTACATCGTCGGCGTTCCGGTGCCCTTGTAGTGCTTGCGGTTGGTCACAATCGAGTCAACGATTTCCTGAGCAGACGAGTTAGCGTCGCCAAGATTGACGTTGATGGTCGTGGCATAAAGCTCGTGATCCTTAGCGATGGGACGGATATTACCCTCGTTGATCTTGTCCTCATGCGAAACGTCGCGACCGTCTCCGATAAGCACCGC